GTGGCTTTAGACTATAGTGTTATAGGTTCTAGAATTAAACAAGCTAGACTTGCAAAAAATATGACACAAGAAGATTTAGCAGACCAAATTGATATTTCTGTAGCTTTTTTAAGTAGAGTAGAAAGAGGAAATTCTCATATAAATTTAAAAAGATTAAACCAATTATGTGGTTTATTAGATGTAACAGAAGGTTACCTTTTAAATGGTGCATCAAGTAGTTCACAAAATTACTTAGATAAAGAATTTACAGATTTAATAAAAAGTGTTTCACCAGCAAAACAAAAATTAATTTATAACGTAGCAAAAACAATTGCTGAAACTGAAACAGATGAAGAAGAATAATTATAATAATTTTAAAAACAATGTCAAAAACAATGGTAGAATAAATTTACCATTGTTTTTAATTTATAGTTGTACTAGTAGCACCAGTTCCTACAACATCTTCTTGTAGAGAACGCCAAGTATTGCATCCAACAATTCCATCAGCAGATAATTCTTTTGATTTTTGATATGCAATTACGGCATTTTGAGTTCCAGCACCAAAAATACCATCTAATCCATTTGTTCTAAATCCAAGAGTATTCAAATCATCTTGTGCTATACAAACATAATTACTCAAACTACCTCTTTTAAGTTGAGGAAATCCACCAGTGGAACAAGCTGGTTTTCCAAATCTTTTATCAAAAGGTTAATGTTACAAGCATAGAATAAAAATAATCTATGCTTGTATTTTAGGAAATAATTTTAATTTAAAATCATCTTTGTCTTTAGGGGTTATCTTTGTATATTCAACTTTTTCTAATACACTTTTTAAAAGTTCATTTTTCATTTTTATATCATTAGTTTCAAAGTAACTGTCTATGACATTTTCTATTTTAGGAATTAATATTTCTCTATTGTTTTTTTTGGCAATAATCTGCTTTTTTTGGCTTTCTAATTTAATAATATTATTGTTAGTATCTTTTATTTGTTGTTTTAATAGACTTGAACGTTCTATAAATATATCTTTAGTATAAATTTCCTGTTCCAATAAATCATAAGTTTTATTTAATTGTATTTTTAATTTATTTAATTCATTTTTTAAATTTAAAATATTATTTTCAGTTATTTTAAGCAACATTTCGATATCGCTATTATCATTATTAATTATTTTTATTTTATAATCATTTAATAGGATTTTTAAAGATTGTAACAGTTTATTTTCCACAGAATCTATATTGCTTCCTACATTTTCTTTACATTTTCTACAACATATTCTTATATCATTTCTATTTGAATATGTAATTCTTGACAGTGCTCCTCCGCAAAGCCCACATTTTATAATAGAAGCCATAGGGTTTTTTAATGTATAATCAATCTTAGTTCTATTAGTTAAATTTTTTTTTCGTATATTCTGAGCCTTATTCCACATATCCAAATCAATGATAGGCTGATGAAGTCCATCAACATATATTTCATTTTTATTTTCATTTTTTACTCTAACTATATTTCCATTTATTACTTTTTTTATAGTAGCTTTATCTGTATATTTTATTTTCCCTATATATACTGGATTGGTAAGAATATTGGTTATAGTTGATTTAGCAAACGAATTACCTCTACGAGGTTTATAACCTAACCTATCAAGTTCATTGCATATAAATTCTAAACCATTGCCACTACAATATAAATCATATATTGACCTTATCATATTTGCCTCATAATCATTTATTTTTAAAGAATATCCTTTTTGTTTAGGCAACTTATATTTATCATATCCATATGGAGCGGCTGCACCAACATGTTTGCCTTCATTTACACTAGATAATATACCTTCATGAAGTCTTTGATTTATTTTCTTGTATTCCCTTCTGGACATAAATAATCCAAATTCAAAATATTCTTCATCATAATCATTGTTAGGGTCATAAGTTTTTAAAGGTGTAATGATTTTTGTATTTGAATACTGAAAGGCATTAGATACTATACCTTGGTCTAAAGTATTTCCTCTTGCCAAACGCTCTACTTCTACAACTAATACACCTGACCACATACCATTTTCAACATCTGTCAATAATTGTTGCATTACAGGTCTTGCAGAAATAGTTTCTCCAGATACAACTTCTCTATAAAATTTACTAATTTTAATTCCAACAGAATTAGCATAATCTTTTAATCTTTTTTCGTGTCTTGCTAGTGTTTCACCTTGACCATGAGCCTCTGCATCCATATCTTTTCTTGACTTTCTCAAGTATGCACAATAATTTTCCATATTATTATTTATTAAATTTTTCATATAAAAATACCTTCTTTCAAAAATTTTTGTAATCACTTGAAAAAAGGCATTTAATTATGTTATAATAAATAGCATAAAAAGACCTTATTCAAGGATTTTTTATATTGTGAGAAATATGTACCTTGTCGCAAACTTGTAGCATATTTCTCTTATTTTTTAATTTAAATCATGATCTTCTCCATCATAGTGATTTAATGGTCTAAAGCTATCTTCTATAATTTTTCCACAATTACAGCAAATGTCAAATTCATACCAATCATCAAAAGAAGATGTAACTTTTTCAATTTTTTTACATTTGCAAAAATCTTTTTCTTGCATATAAATTCCTCCTAAAATTCTCTTTTTAATTGTTTAACTATTCCAATAATTGTAACTGGTATTGTTTTCATTTCTTCTTTTGTAAATATTAGTGGTTCATAAGCAGAATTTAATGGTTGCAATAAAATACTACTATCACTCTTTTTACCTTTTTTTATTGTTGCTTCATTACCATTTATAATTGCTACAACAATATCGCCATTTTCAAAATCGTTTTGTTTCTTAATAATAACAATATCATCTTCAATAAGAACAGGGGACATTGAGTCACCGTGTACTTTTAAAGCAAAATATTCATTACCATTACCAACCAGCGAAGTTTCAACATCAATAGTACCAATCCAGTTTTCTTGTGCTAAATAATCATAACCAGCCTTAACTGTCCCTAAAATAGGAATAGATGTTACTGGATTTCCTAAGCAGTCTATTTCATTTTCATCTAAACACATTAAATATGATGGAGCAACATCAAAATATTTAGCAAGTTTTTCTATTGAACTTCTTTTTAAATTTTCAACTAATCCTTTTTCATATTTCATAATAGTAGGTTTAGTGACATTTATAATTTTTCCTACTTCTTCTTGTGTAGCTCCTTTTTTTAATCTTAGTTCTTTTAATCTTTCTCCCATATTCATAATAAAAACCTCTGTAATATAATATTATAATTTTATAATAACATATAAAGTTACTGAAATCAATATATTTACAAAAAATATTTAAAATAATTTAAAAAAAATAAAAAAAATTTTAAAAAATAACTTGACAAGTTATTTTATTAGTGATAATATACGAGTAACTTAAAAAGTTACAAAAAGAAAAGAGGTGTAAGTATGAATAAAACAGCATTAAGAATAAAAATGCTCGCAAATAATGATACAGGAATAACATTATCAAAAGCATTAAATATGTCAGAAACCACATTATCAGCTAAAATAAATGGAAAAGCTGAATTTACAAGAAACGAAATTGCTAGAATAAAGGAAAGATATAATTTAAATCCAAAAGAAATTGATAATATTTTTTTTACACTATAAGTAACTTAATAAGTTACACGAATAAAAATGCGACAAGGTACAAAAAAGAAAGGAGGACAAGCAATGTGAATAAGCATATAAAGAGGTGGTTACAAAATGACAATAAAAGAATTTAAATTAGGAAGTACAACTATTGAAGTAGACAATACATATTTTCCAGAAACAAAAGAAGAAAATGAAAAAGTTTATAAAGATTTTAACAAAATAGGATGCGAAATTT